TATTAAATTTATCTAATAATATCATGCTCAAAAGGTTCTTAGAATGGTATGAAAGAAACATGGCTAAATCATTGGCTATATCTGCCTTGATACTGTACCTGCAAATACCTCATAGTTGGTGGGCATTGGAATGTATATTTGGAGATGGTATTTTACATGGTCATGGAATTGTGGTTGATTTCTTTCTCTATGGAATTGACACGCTCGAGATGATTCCAATCGTTGGTGTTACACTTGCGATTATTTCAAAAATCTACGTGAAAAAAAAGGTTTAAATTATGGATAGTTATGAAAAAACTATGGGTTATACGAAAGCAGATCGTGATAAGCTTGTGAAAGAACGTGACCAAGCAGTAAAGTTGTACACCGAAATGATCGAAAAATACAATTTTTTGCTAGACAGAATTGCAAGAATAGGTTTGGATATACAGATTTTTTCTAAGAATATACGTGAAGGAGTTAAAAATGGTTGAAGAAGAAGGTAAAGATTACATAACTGAACCAAGATTCAAAATTATAGAGAAATTATATGGTAAATTAGAATCTGACTTAGAAGATGTACAGAAAGAAGAGAAATTAACGTTTTTTGAGATAGAAGTTGCTATTATGATGATAAAAGAGAAATTAGAACAAGAAAAATTTGAAATATATTCGAATATTAAGAAAGATAGTGATACAGGAGTACCAAAGAAAGATATTCCTGATGGATTTTATAGATAACTACATTTTTATACTTTTTAAGGCAAATTTAACTTCTTTGATACTATCATCATTAAGTTTTTCTTTCCATAATACAGGACAATCATAAAACCATAAATCAATTACTTTACAGTCATTCCACTCTAACATCTTCTTTTGAACTAAGTCCCTAGAAGCTGTCATCTCCCCTGTATGGTTTTTTCCTTGAACTCTAACAACTAAGGTGAAAGGCTCAGCGACTCCAAAGATAACAATGTCTAATGTCTGTTTTTGTTGTCTTTCTGTTAAAGCACCTAAAATCTCTCCTTTCATAAGGTTTTTAAAAGGGACTTGTATTTCTATATCGTCTTTTGGAAAGATTTTTTTTAGAATCTTAACTGCCGTTTTTTCTCCCTTTCCTATAAATGTATCATCAACACTTTTCCTTTTCAATGACACGTACCATCACATTCCATACTCTATCCTTACCTTTAACGTTAATAGATAGAGCTTTTAAGTGTTTCTTATCTGCTAAAAAATTTTTAATCTCTTCTTCATTAGCCCAATTATTAGTTTTGATTTGTAGTAAAACAATATTGCCCTCGCTGTCAAAACAAATACCATCAAAGAGATTCCATAAATCAATAATTCTATACCAATCCCCTACCGTATAAACTAAGTCAGTCCTTTTTGTATGTGGCTTTAACCAAATCTCATCATAACCATTTTTTAATAACCAAAGAACTGCTTTACGATTACTGAATCGCATACGTTGTCTATTGTGCATTTCATTCTAAATTATCTACGCCTTTTGCTGTTAATGCAAACTCTGCATCAGCTTGAGGGTGTTCAGGGCTATCTACCATTCTTGCAATACGTTTCTTTCCTGCTTTCTTAAAGTAAATTCTATAAGTGCTTGCATGACCTACAATATTACCACCGATAGGTTTAATAGGATCACCAAACATTATTGCTGGATCAGATTGTACTTGGTTGGTAAATATAACTGTTGTCCTGAAATAATATGATATATTCTTAAGATGTGTCATCAATCTTGCGATCTGATTTTGTCTTGCAGCTAATGTTCCTCTACCTAGAAACTCTTCTCTAAATTGTCCTATAGCCCCATCTAATACTAATATTCTTGGCTTTTTCTCTTGCATTAACTGTGATAGACTATTAATTGTACCCATTAATTGTTCTGTGTTAGGAGTATAGAAATAATTTATCCTTTCTAGAAAAGTCTTGGCTTCTTCTTTATCTTCTACATATTCTCTTGCCATTAGTATTTCTACTATTCTTTTTGGCTTAAATGTATCTTCACAATCAATCCAAACTACATTTTCTTCATCATGAATTGCTTCAACTGTTAACGAGTTACAGAATTGTGTCTTTCCTGAACCAAACAATCCATAAACTTCATACATGGCTTCAGGTTTTACTCCACCACCTATCAAATTATCCAAGTCAGTACATTTAGATTCTAAGGTAGGGTAATTATCTTGATATTCCATGAGTTCTATTGTTCCCATGTCTGATTTTCTTATTAGGTTATTATCTTCTAAGATTTTCTGAGAAGCAAACACCCATGCATCTGCTTTGGCTTTTGCAACGCCAGTTATTTCAGCTACCTCAGCAGCTCCCCTTATACATATATCAATCAATGATGAAACACCAAACTCAGTTAGTTTCTTCTCAGTCATTGCACCAACGCCTTCTAATTGTGTTACTGAAAAGTCTATGTCAGGTACTTCTTCTGTTGTTTCTGTTTCAATTTCAATGGGTTTTATATCTGTTTCTACTTCTGACATATATTATACTATAGACTGTATCTTATTAAGGTTTATGTCTTTGATCTTTTATATGTCCCATCATCATTAAGAACTATTATACAATTTGTTTCCCACTGTGTGAAGATTCTTTTATATTCTCTTTGATTAAAGCCACCCTCTTCCATCTTTCTAAAGAACTTTACAAGGTTTACATGACCATTACCATCTTGACACTCGTCCCATATTTTATATGCTAATTGCTCTTTACTTAGTTTAGAAGATACTCCTTGTAACTGTGCTTGATAGCCTGAACTACCAAATGAAGGACTGATTCTTGTGAAAGCATCATCTAACATAACCTTCACAGCATCAACACACTCATCATCAACTATATCTTTTAATTTTAATTTAGCATAAGCAGTTGATAGTCTTACCAATGCTTCTAATTGTCTGATACCTACTACAATATCTTCTTGTACTGCTAACTCTCTCATCTTTTCATAGATAGATATTATCTTACGTCTAACTAATGGAGATAGTTTTGGTTGTAATGTTCTTACATAGTTAATGTATTCTGTTAACTCTTCTCTAGTATATTTTGGTTTAACTTCTTTATTATTATTCTCAAAAGTATCTAACACATGGTTTGCTTTTGCTAAGTCTTCTGCTATATTAACTTCATCTTTTATTACCCATATTAAATCAAATCTTGATAGTAATGGTGGTGGTATGTCTATGTTATCTGTGAGTGTTTGGCTACTATCAAACCTACCAAACTTTGGGTTAGCTGCTGCTAGGATAGCAGTCTTAGATGGTAGAGTTAATGTTGTCCCTGCCTTTGCTATTGTTACCTTCTGTTGTTCCATAGCAGGGTGTATTGCAGAACGATCATCTTTATTCATCTTATCAAACTCATCTATGTATGCAAAACCACCATTCATTAGTGGTAATACCCCTGCTAATGCTATCATTCTACCATCAGATAATTTTACCATACCTATTGTAAGTCCAGCAGCACTTGCACCCCTACCTGATGTGTACATAGATTTATGAGTTATTTTATCTGCTTCTATTAACATAACTGACTTTGCCATACTAGGATCTCCTGCTAATAATATATTGATGTCCCCTCTCTTGTTTCCTGAAACACCTCCTGCCATTAGACATAGTATTGAAAGTTTAATATTCTTATTACCATATGTTTGAGGAGAGAATGAATTAACTATTTCATGTACAAAGTTATCATGTTGAGCTTGCTCATGTAATTTTTTAATTGTGTCTTTGTCTGGTAAACGTGGTGATACGTCCTCTAAATCTTCAAGTGCTAATACTTCAATAACAATATCATGTTCATTCTTTTTATCATCTATGACTGTTCTAAACATACCTGATATTCTTTTCTTCTGTCCTACGAATGATGTACCTACATTTCTACCTGTTAGTTTACCTGTTAATATTATAGGAGCATTGTTTTGTGTATTTTCCATTAACTCTTGTAATAATACTGTTTGAATATCATCTGTAACAATCTGTGTTGTATCTGCTTTCATCTTATGTCTTTTACATCTCATATTATCACAAGTAACAGTAGGTAACTCTCTATTATAATCACAACTTACCATATCATCATTAAAACATAATGGACAAACAACTTTGGCTCTTTTAATATATGTTTTAGGAGCATCAGTTCCTATTATTACACAGTCAAATACAACAACAGTATTCTCATACTTTGAATTCAACTCATGCATATTAAGAACTTCATGTGCAGTTAATCTTACTAATAGATCTTTAAATGTAGATGGTATATCTACTGAACCATGTTTCTGTTTTAAGATTTCAAATACACCATGTTTAACATAGTCTAAGAACTCTTGTGGTGTCTTACACTCACAGTATAAATCTAAAAGGTCATCACGTTGTGCGTCTATTGAGAATATAGAATTAGGTCTTAGTTGTTCTATCACTTCTGATAATTCTCTCTTACATAAGACATCTAATATCTTATCTTTCATTGCTGATTGTGTCATCATAATCTTTGACCTACCTCTTTGTTTATTAGATTACCTAACTGTGAATGTCTTTGTTGTAGTTTTAAAAACTCCTCATCAGATAATTTTTTTATTGAATTTTTCCACTTGATAATATCAGCATAGAATAATGGTAATGCTGTGCTTACATTAGTTGTAGTGAACTGTGTTAAATCCCCATTGATATTATTATGATTTTTTATCCATTCTTCACAAGCAATAGCGATCATTAAACTGAATGATATATGATTAGGTCTTATCTTATCTAACTTCTCAAAGATAGGAATGGTATTCTTTCCTACTGAGATCGTTTTTGTTGCTGAAGAAATTTTCATATGATATATTATATCTCGGATAATATAAATGTTAGTTAAAAGTTGATCAAAAAAGTAATAAAAAAAAGAAAAAAGTTAGTTAAGTTAAGTAACGTAACTTAGTTAAGGTTGTTGAACGATTAGAGTAGGCTGAACGTCACGCTCGACAAATCCATTTATAAAACCTTGTACTTTTTGTGATTCAACTAGGGTTCTTTTCTCTTCCCCTTTACTATTTTTCCAAATAATTTCTATGAACATAGAGTGTAATATACAGTACCCTATATTAATTTATCTGATTATATATCATTTATAATCTTTTAAAAACTCTGGCTATACATATTTTACCATTAACACTGACTGTTTCCATGTTAGATTTGAAATGTCCTGCCTTTTCTAGCTGACTTAGGTAATCTAATGCCCTTCTTTTATGAAGTCCTAACCCAGTTGTTACTAGGGTAGCAGTCGTGCTTTTATTCTTTGGAACCATGTCAAGTATTCTTTCTTTGGCAGTCATGGTTTTATATATAACATCATTATCTTCTAATACAATGGAGTATTTTTTCTTCATTTCCACTTCTCCCTTCCCACTTCTTTCTCTAGTTTTTCCATCATAATAAAAGATACTACACGTTCAAGTCTTTCTAACCTTTCTATAATATTATCTAAGTCAGCCATTAGAAATGCCTTACCTGTGGTTTCAAATCTATCTCAGCAACATGAGGAACTACTTCCAAGTCCCCATTGGATTCTACTATTACTTCTACTACACCTACGTCTGGTGTTGTACCTGCTAAACCCCCCCTAAACAAATGCCCATCAGGGTATTTCCATGCAGGAGTTGTGAATCCATGTGAATGTACAAAGCGTACATAAACAAAGTAATGAATATGACTTCTAACTATTACATCTGCTTGTCCAAGTTTATCTTTTTCAAAATGCATACCAGCCATCTCTCTTGCAAGTGCTGTTGTTCTATAAGCAGGCATTTTATTGAAACCTATATGATGTGTGAAGTTAAATGTTCTACCATTCATCTCAAAGAATCCAAAGTGATCTGTATGACCTTTACCACCATAGGCTTTGTATTTCTCAGCCCCTATTCTTTCAGCTATAATCTCTTCCCAATTCATACCATCTACATTACTATGATAGCCTGAACCTCTACCACACATTACTTTATTATAAGGAAAATCATCTAATAGTTT